TCATTTTGGCGATGTCAGAACCCTTCCAAACTTTTTTAGTTGAATCTTTTGTTGCAACTTCTTTTGGTTGTTGTCTTACAACTGTCGCTGCAGCATCAGATTCTTTTGATCTGGTTGGTTTCTTGGTTGAGACTCCTGTCTCAGATTTGTAAAGAGATATTATTCTACCTGCCCATTTTGCATCGGTACTGTTTTTATAAATACCATCGCTAATTTGTTTAGGTTGTTCATTAAGCCATCCCAAAAAATTTTCATCAGTTTTAAGGTCATCAAAATCTGGATGTAATCGAAGCAACTCTTCAAAAGCTTTTTCTTTCTCTAGATTCTTTTCTCTTTCTTTTACTGATGCAATCTCTTCACGGAGCTTTGCAACTTGTGACTCAGTATTTATACTTGAAACTGTTTCAACAACTTCAAAAACATCAGGATATCTTTCTTTAAACTCCTCAAGTTCTTCCATTGTCTTTGGTGCTTTCGCACCTCTAGGCATTTCATATACCCTTTTTTTAACAGTTTCCAACTCGTTTTCAAGTTGTTCACGTTCACCTTTAAACTCGCTGATCTTTGCATCGTAATGTTTTTTAAGATCATCATAGCGTTTTTTGTAATCGTGTTCTTCTTGTTTTGGTTGTACAAAACTATTGTCTGAAGGTTTACTTTCTTGTTGAGTAGCCACTTCTGGTGTGGGGTCAACTTGTTTTTCTTCTGTTTGCTCCTCCTCATCCTTATAAACATCTGCACGATATTTATTACGGTAAAGATTAGGATTGTTTATAACTCCATCGGAGTCATTTGGTTTGTTGGCTCTTACGCCCTTTACTGGTTTTGCCATTTTTTTATACCTCGTTTATGCAGTGCCACTGGCTGTGGGTAGCTGCTTCGGTTTGTCAGGGCCACTAATACGTGGGTAGCTGACTAATTCTTATCTTACTCTTTGATAAAATCTGTGTTTTCCTATTTGCTTGTAAAACTTTAACTTAGGGTTTCGTTCATTGCTTTCTGATGCTTTGCCCTCTACTGAGTATTGAAAAACATCAGGAGGTAACATTTCTGTTTCGTAGTCTGGTTCTCCTCCACCCTTTGTTAAAACGTTTTCTGCAGCGTTTAAACCTGCTTCAAATACTTTAGGATTATTAATAATTTCTTTTAGTCTATTTTGAAGATTAGTTCTTTCTAAACCATCATACATAAACATCCTTGATCCTGTCCCTCTTCTTGAACGTTGTTTCATAATATCTTGAACTGTGTTTATGTTTCTATATTCAAATGTTCTGTCGTTCACTCTGTTTAAAATAGTCTGTATTACAGCTTCAAGTTCTGGAAGAGTTGAACTTTCTAAAGGTGTTTCTACTCCTGCTAATATGGCTAATCTTCCTTTATCTTCTGGTATTGTATCTATAAATTTTTCTATGTCTCTTCTTAAAGGTTTTTTCTGTTTTAAAAAATTTTTAAACACAGTAAACGTAGCCATATCTTTAGTTACTGGTGTTGGAATAAATCCACCTTGCTGTACTACGTCACCCTTTTTTTTTTGAATGAACCCTCCGTTGTTCATTCCTTGTTGTGGTGCTTGTTCTGCTTCTTCTTGTCTTCGTTGAACTTCTCTTTTACCACGATTATTTATTTTCTTTAATCGGTCGTATCCTATTTCTTTTGCTATGACTGCAGGGATGTATACTTCGTTACGTGATACAAGAAGCTTAACTTTATCTCTTATATTCATTTTAGGGTTTCCAAAGCGTACGTCAACCCCTTTTTCTTGTAAATTTGTAATTGCTGTATCAATCATGCGTTGAATGTCTTGCTTTCCTGCTTCTTCTGCAGCAGGTGCATTAATGATGAAGTCACCTTTTTTTGCATCCATAGGTTTGTCATCGGCTATTTCTTGTTGGTCTGTAGCATTAGGATCAGGTGCTATAAAACCTGCAGGTTGGACAACTTCAGTTGTGTTGCCACCGTTTTGCATACCCACACGACCACCTTTGTTAAAATCAAAACCATCTGCAGGATCATCGGCTGCATCACTAACACTACTAACACTGTCACTGTCACCACCAGTAAAACCATCGTCATCATCTGTAAAAAATCCCCCACTAGTTGGTGGTGTAGTGCTTAATGTGGCAGTCTCAGTTGTGTAAGTCTGTTCATCTATCTGATCATCTCTTATATTGTCTTGATTATCATCCCCTGAACTTATTATCTGTGTTGGTGTTATTTTTCGTTGTTCTTCTTTTATATATTGACTTAAACCACCCTTATTTGTTCTAGCTTTGTTTACTGCACTCATAAACTGATTGTATGTAAGACCATTCTTTTTTGCTTCTCTTTCTGCATCACTTTTGCGACCTACTGCTGACACGCCAAACCTAACATCATTGTAAGTACCGTTTTGAGCATAACCCCCTTTACCCGGAGTGAATGTTGATAAATTTTCTGACTCACTTGGATTTAAAGGATTAAAACCAGTAATGACCTTACCTTTAGAAATTGCTTCTACTCTAGCTGCTTGTTCTTGAGATATACCGTACATAGCACCATTATATATTCTATCGCCTGCTTTTCTGTACACTCCTAGATTTTCATTACCACCAGTAGACATGGAAAAACCTATGTCTTGACCACGTAAGTAATTATCAAAATCGCCCATCTCAACACCTAAACCTCTATTGTAAGCATCTTGGACTTCTCTATAAGCTACTTTGTTTGCGTTATAAGCTCCGAGTTCAAACGATTTGTTTATATCTTGTATTATGCCTAACATACCCCCCGGTTTAAATTGTCCGTCTGTCCCCTGTATATTTGTTTCTGTTTTACCTGAAACTAATGATCCAACTGTCATCATAACCAAAGGGTTTTGTATACCTAGCATAGCACCAAGCACCTGAGTGCCTGCATATCTTTGTGCTTGTTTTGCGTTAGGTAAATCTATGCCAATTCCGTATTTCGTTTTTGCATTTTTGTTAAATATATCTTCTAATTTTGAAAATTGATTATTTATTGATTTTTCAAATTTACCTAAATCAGCTTTATCTTCTCTGTTATTTCTTTCTAAATGCTCTTGATAAGTTTCAGGTAAATTCATCTCAAGAACCGACCGAGTTGTGTCAGTAAAGTCTAGCACGCTATCTTTGCCACTAATATTTAAAACTGGTAAACCTGACATACCATCATCACTGTCTTGATCAGGTATTACTTGTGGTGCAACGTAATCCTCTTTTTTATCATCGTCTTCTTCAGGCTTAGTTGTTTGAATACCTGTTGAACCTAACGTTTGTCTGTAAAAATCAACTAATCTGTTTTGATATTGAGTAGGTGATAAAACTTCAAGATCTTGATTTTCTTCTTCAGCCATTCTTCGTTATCCTTCCGTGGTTATTCTTCAACTCTAGGAGCATTTCCAGTAAAGCCAGTTTCCCCTGCAGTTGGCGTAGCTCCGACTCCGATTGTGCCGTTACCAGACCCTTGACTGTCAGTTCCTTCAGGTTGTTGAGATACTCCACTAGGTTGTTCCATTCCTTGCTGTTGATTAGTGGCGACAGCATCTTCGCCTGCTCCTTGTTGTACATTAGGCATCATTCCTTTTAACATTTCAGCGTACAGTTGTGCTTCATTTTGATCGTTGACTAATGTATCAGGATCAATATCTTGTGCTATTGCAAGCTCTCTTATTAAGTTTGGTATCTTTATAAAAGGTGCAAGCATAGGGTTTGATACGGTTTGAAGCAATGCAGTCAATCTTTGTGTGCGTACTTCTTTTTGCATGACTGCTGCAACCCCACGAGGTTTTATTTCAAGATCCCCTTTTATCTCCCCCAAGTCATCGTTGAACTGCATATTCCATTGAAACAAAGATTCACCTAGTGGCTTTAGTAGATGATCATCTATGTTTTTTATGACTGTTTTCATGGCTAGTCCTGCTGAACCCATCAGCATCGATAAGCCTGCAGCCGTTCTACCAGTTCCTGTTACCCCTGTTTGTCCGTGCAATATAGATGGTATACCTGTATCTTCATCTGCAAGTTGTCTTGATATCTGATACATCTGTATATTCTCTGGTGCA